TTACGCCGCCACCTCAAGAACGGCAAACGGCCCCGGCCCATAGCGGGCCGAATTTTGCGCCACGGCGATCTGATACGCACCCGTCAGGCCATCGCCCTGTCGGGCAGCCGCATCATAGGACCACACAGGGGTCTCCACGACCGTTTCGCGGATCACCTCAGGACCTTGCAAAATGCGCACGGTATAGCGCTCGATATCCTCGCCCAATGGCACATCCGGCAAATCCCAATCATCGCCATCCAGCCGCGTGCGCCTCGTCCAGGACACCGCCAAATCAGCACCCTCAGGCACCGCACGCAGATGCACAGGACGATATGGGCGCAACCCGTTGCCATCAAAGGCATGGACAAGTTCCTCATAGGACGGGTCGTCATAGCTCCGGCGCGCCGGTCCCACACGATAGGTCTGCGCCACACGGCGCAAACTGCGCGCCAGATCAATCTGGGCGGGGGCACCGTTCATCACGACGATCCACGACCCCTCTGGCCATTCGGGCGGACCCACCGCATCGCTGCCCAGCTGATCGCGCAAACGATGGCCCAACAGATAGCGCCCCGGCGCGATCAATTCGGCGTCACGAAACTGGAGCAATTCCCAATTGTCAGGCGATCCATCCCCGATCGCGATCAAGTTGTCCCCATTCAACAAGGCAGCATCCGATGTCGACGCAAGCGTGCCATGGATCATTTCGACCTCCAACGCGGTGCCGAAATCGATCACACCGGCGCGCGCGCGCGGCAAGGGCGTCTTGGTAAACCCAATACTGGCCTGGTCGGAAAGAACGGAATTAAGGACAAAGCCAGACTCCGTCGGCGACTGATATATCGCAACACTGCCCGGCCAAGAAGTGCCCGACACCGCCGCATACGGGGCATGGGCCACCTCCTCTCCCGTCAACAACGGCAGATCAAGGAATATGGACGTCACCGGCACCGGTGGTACAAACTCATGCACAGCTGCCAATTCATCTGACAGCTCAGAGGGCAGGTAGACCTCAGGCTCGATACGCACAGCCTCAAGGATTTGCATCTCGCCCTGCTCAACCCGGTCCACACGGTACAGACCAGGGCCCTCGGCCGCATCGGCAGCGACCTCGATCACATCGCCAGCCCCGACATGGCTCATGGACGGCGGTAGCGCCAAACGCACGGACTCGCGCGAAATACGCGCTTCACTCAACCATCTCTCGGCGATCTGGCGACCCTCAGTGCGGGTCAGCGCCATAGGTAGATCGGTCGTCGACACGGCATGGGTCGCATCATCTGCCAATATCGCTTCCTCGGACAGGATATCGAAATTCCCGTCCGTCTGCACGAACCGGACACGCACACGGCCCGCCAGATCGGCCTCGGACTCGCGCGATTGCTCCAGACGACCCTCAAGATCAGAACTGATCGCCAATTGCTCCGCAGGCAACGGGGTGGCGTCATGGCCCGTGCGCATGATGAACTTCAACACCCCATCCCGCTCGACCGCATCAAACGCATAGCGCAGCATGAGTGGCTGCAAGGCACTGCGGGCAGACGCGACATCGTCCACCACATAACCACGCACATAGCCATAAAGGGCAGAGGTATCATACGCACTCAGATCAGCGCGATCACAGATTTCGCCCACGACAGACGCCAACGTACGCGCCGAAGTGCGACCCGTAATCCAATGACCCCGGGTATAGTTTCCCCCATCTGACCACGTGCCCAGCGCATTGGGAAAAAACGGATAGGGCCGCGTGTCCCACGCCCATACAAACGCACGAGTCATATCCACCATCGGCGCGCCGTAGCCGTCGGACACCGGATTATTGTCAGGATCAGACCAATAGGAATGCATCGCGCGCACATACTGCTTTTGGATCAGATCATCGCGCGCACCGTTCGAATATTTCGGCAAACTGCTTTCGGATGACTTCTGGTCCAGAAACTGGTTGGGCTGGTTCGTCCCCTTGTCCACAGCAGCGCAGCCAAGCTCGGTGAACCACACAGGCTTTGATCCGGGTTGCCACTCCGTGGGTACTGCCGATCGTATGCCATCCACCCGCTCATGATGGGGGTTGGACCACCAGTTTCGAATGTCCTTATAGCGCCACACCCACGGCTCGTCATGGTCACCATCCGTAATCGGAGTGCGGATCTGAGCGGCATCGGCCTCAGGCGAATGATAATACCAGTCATAGCCCTCGCCGCCGTCGATATTGGCGCGCAGATAGTCCAGGTCATAAATACTGTCCCACAGCGCATCCACATGGTCACGCCCCTCGCGCCAATCAGACAAAGGCATGTAATTGTCGATGCCAATGAAATCGATGTTCGGATCAGCCCACAAAGAGTCCAGATGAAAATACCGATCATCACTGCCGTCTTGCGGCTGATAGCCGAAATACTCCGTCCAATCAGCGGCATAGGAAATCTTGGTGTCCGGGCCAAGAATGGCACGGACCTCTGCGGCAAGCGCACGCAATTTCTCCACCACGACAAACCGATTGCCAGCACCGCGTATCTGGGTGAGGCCACGCAACTCGGAGCCGATGCAAAACGCATCCACGCCGCCCGCAATGGCACATAGCGCAGCATAGTGCAGGATGAATCTGGAGAATGACCATTCCGGCGGCCCGGTATAGCGCACCACCTCATTTTTGTTTGCAAACAGAAAGAAAAATATGCCCTGCGGCGGGTCCAGATCAAAATCGCTGGCCTTGACCGTGCCGAAAAACGCATCGACCTCGTCGTCGGCGACAGATGTGCCATCCGGCGATCCAGTGACACCGGGTGCCACCGAAAGCGTGATGCGCCCACGCCACGGCAGATGGGGCTGGACCGCAGTGGAATCATAGGGATTGGGCAGCGTATTGCCCTCCCCCTGATCCATCAGAACAAAAGGGTAGAACATCACGGCCTTACCGGACGCATTCATAGCCTCGATGGCCTCGACCACCGACGCATCCGATGGCGTTCCCCCATAGATCGGGCGGTCATCCACCATGGCGATCTGCTCTGCTTCCGCACGACCCAGATTAGACACAAACCACGGCATGTTCTCCGCCTCGATATCCTTTCGTTCGACCTTGGGCTTTAGCTCGCATTCCCCACAGCGCAGATCATTGCCAAACCACGACACGATCAGGGATGCGGCCTCGCAATTGGGCAACTCATGGGCCAGACTTTCCATCGACGTGGCAAAATCCGTCTGACCCGACGGGCTGTTGACGTTCGCGCTCCATTTGCTGCGCGCAGCGTTGGTGTAGGTGACAGGGGTGGTGGCCAGCGCATATTCGCCCGTGCCCGGCATCAAGGCGACAGCGCGCACGGCGCGGGTCATCTCGTGCTCTGCACCGTCTTGGCCGGGCTGTTCGGGGCGCACGACCTCGAACGTCAACTGCGGCACCCGGTTGCCAAACTCAGCCAGCGAAAGGCTCTCGATCACGACATAGGCCGTACCGCGATAGGCCGGGACCCCGCCCTGCCCTTCGATCGCTTCGATCAAGGGATCGGGCAACTGATCCGCTGCCCCGGTATACACGCGCATGTTCAGATCACTGGTCGCAACTTCTTCACCATCCGCCCAGACGCGGCCAATACTGGTGATCTCGCCCTCACACACAGCAAGCGCCAAACTCACCGAATAGCTATAGGCACGGGTCACAGGGCCGCTTGGGACACCCTTGCCACCCCCACTTTGAGCAACGGTCTGGACGAAATCCGACGCCCAGATAACCTGTCCACCCAATCGCATCCGACCATAAAGCTGGGATATCCCGGCCCCCTCACCCGAATTGGTCAGACGAAACCGATCCACCTTGCCATGCTCGACCACTTCAGATCCGTGGCCCATGACACTCTGGTCAATGGCACGGCCCAACGTGGCCCCCACAGCACGGCCAATCGCAACCGACGACAGGCCCAGAACCGTCCCACCCAGCGATCCACCAATCGCAGCACCCACAGCAGAAAGAATAACAGTCGCCATCAGTTGGCCTCCTCATCGGGAAATTCGAAACGGGCAACGACACGGCGGGCCCATGGGGCGCTCAACCGACTTTCGACGACCCCATGACCGCTATAAGCATGCACAAACGCCGCCTCCGGGCCGATGACAGTCTGAACGCCAAGATGTTTGGCAACCCCGCGCGCGCGCATCCGAAACAACAGCACATCGCCAGCGGCCGGATCACCAAGCGGCTTGGGGCGCAAATGGCGCAAGGCAGCAGCCCACAACCGCTCCTGACCCTGCGGCTCTGACCAGTCCATGGAATAGGCAGGCGGGCGCTCAGGCTCCGCGCCCATCACAACACGCCACACACCGCGCACAAGGCCAAGACAGTCACAACCGGCCCCCTTGGTGGCCTGCTGGTGCACATATGGGGTGGCGATCCACGCTCGGGCTTCACTCACAATGGCAGCGTTGCGCACAGTCATCGCAAGCTCCCCCCGGTGTTGGCCCGGGAACTACTGGGATAGGCCATGACCCAATCATCGCCGGGCAAGTCGGGGAAACCCTGAAAATTCAGCAGATTGTCGAACTTCAACCGACAGGTGTCGAACCGCTTGTCGCACCCCACCGTCAGGCGGATGCGATCAACCGGGTCAAGGCCGCCGCGGATCGGCTCCCACAGGGCAATCCGGCGAATACCGTCCTCGACAGTGTCGCTCTTGATCATACCCCACAGGCCGGCGCTGGACCCACTCAACACATCCAAACGACCACGCTGAAACCAACCGTCGTCAAATCCGGCCAGATCAAGCCACTCAAACACACGGTCCTCTGTCACCTGATCGGCCAAACCCTCATAGCGATAGCCAGGACGCGTCAGATCAAACCGACAGCCCGCATCGCCCAGAACAGCGGTGCAAGGCTTTTGATAAATCCGGCCAAGGGGGCGGTTCAGCGCCTCGGTCAATCCGCGCAATTCGGCATGAAACGCACCGCCTGCACGGCGGATTTCACCGATTGTGCCGCGAAACTGCAGCCAGCGGGTGTTGGGATCGGCCCAGTTTACCAACCATGCACGCACATCCGCCGCGTCAAACCGCCCCGCCTCAATGTCGTCCTCGCGGACAGAGGCATCGCTGAGCGCGCCCAGCGCCTCGGTATTGTCAACACTCAGGCCCGTGGATTGGGCCAAGGCCGACGCGCTCAAACCCGTCTGCGCGGCAAAGGTGATCCCGTCAAAGGCCAGTTCACAATCATGATCGGTAAAGCCAAACGACATGCCGTCCTGCCGGGTGATGGCCCAGGCACGGCACAATGTGGTCAACCCACTGGCCGCATGCGCCAGAAATGCATCGCTCTGCCCACTCATCACACACGCACCTCGATGATTGGAACATTGGGCACGCTGCCAGCCTGAAAACTGGCCACCGACGTCTGGATCTGATCCGTGTCAAACCGGACAGGCACGTCAAACTCAAACCCCGCGGTGATCTCGACATCACGCTCGGGGGGATGCTGAAAGGTGACGACCCCGCGATCCAGATCAACCTCGTAATCCACACCTTCTTTCATCTCATCGCCACCAAGGCCGATATGCACAGTGCCCGACACAGGTTTCGTGATGGGGCGGGCATAGGCATGCGGACCCGACCGATAGGTCTTGATCAACGGAAAAGCCGCGCGCACCCCATCCCCTCGGGCAATTGTCTGATCCTCAAAGGCCGGGCTTGCGCTGGCAGCGGCGGATTTGAAATCCGACCAGTCCTTCCAGCGAAACCCGTACATCTGCCCCATACGCGCCTCGAAAAACGCGATCAGCGTCTCGACATCATCCAGCGACCGCATGCCCAAACCGGCATCATAGCGACGGCGTGAATGGGCCCAGGGCGTATTGCGTTCCTCAAATCCATTGGCCAGCGTGACCACCTCGGTGCGCCGCTCGGGGCCCCCGACAGACCCAAAGCTGAGTGACGCAGGAAAACGAACCTCGTGAAATTGCATGTGTCTTGCTCCCCTCTTGAATTAACGATTGCGATTGGCGCGGCCCAAGGCGCGGTTCATCTGGGCGGCGATCTGGTTTTGGGATCGGGCAAATCCCTGCACATCCGGGGTGGTGACGTTCATCACAACCGACGGAGATGAGCCACCGCCGCCACGCACCCCCAACTTGCCATCGGAGCCACGGGCCAAGGGCATGATGGCCTCGGGACCGGCCTCGCCCATCACCCCCATGCCGCCACGCATGCCAAACGGGGTGGCCGAACTCACGATCCCACCGCTGGCAAAGGGCATGACACGGCCCTGACTGAACGGCGCACCATCGGCAAAGGGCAACAGACCCTGCACCAACCCACCCACACCCGATGCCACCAAACCACCAACGTGATCCGTCACCGGCTTGATCGCGGCATTGTAGGTCGCGTTGATCATCGAATTGGCGACAGTGTCCAAAGCATCCGACAGGCTCATCCCATCAAAGGCCAAGCCGTCAAACGCCTTGCGCAGCCCGCGCGACATGCCCTTTTCCAAACTGGCGACGTCCTTGCCAGTGGCCGACAGGCTCTCGCGCATCCGGCGCAATTCGCTGTCAAAACTGGTGACCATCACCGATGTGGCATCCAGCGTCTGACGCAGGCCGTCGGTGGTGTCCTCCAGACCCTCAATCTCGTCTCTATAGTCGCTCATCACACGCTCTCTTTCATGGTTGGCCCCTTGATCGTCAGACAGTATCAGGCCAGGCGGCCATCAACGCCTCAAGCCCATCGCTCAGCAGCGGGGCAGACTGCCCCGGATCGCCCAGCATCACTTGCAATTCCGCAGGGGTCAGCGCCCAGAACGCATCCGGCGTCAGGCGCAAACCCTGCATCCCGGCCCGCATCAACGCAGGCCAATCCAATCCCGCAGCCACACTCATGGCGCAGGGGGCACAAAGGCACGGGCGATCAACTCAGCGGCCGCTCGGGCCGCCGCCATCGGACCGCCCTCGATCTCGGCATGATCCAAGTCGGCGGCGATGATCTCACAGCCACCGCCCTGCAATCCAGCCCGCAGCAACGCCAACACATCACCACTGGAAAACCGGCCCTGCTCGAACCGCTCAACCAAAGCGACCAGCGACGGCTCGGCCAATGCCGCTTCAAGCCCCGCAAATGCACCAAGGGTCAGACGCATCACGCGGGCCCGACCATTGATGACCAAACGCACGTCCCCACGCCACGGATTGCCCATCAGGCCACCAACGCG